GCGTACTGGGGCTCGCCTATTTCGTCGCTCACAAAGTCCAGCAACTTGCCGCCCTTGTGGCTCTTTGTTGCGCGGAGGTATTCCGCTTCGTTTAGCGCATGACCGTCCGAGAACTTCTCGATGTGGAGAAGCGAACCGTCATCCTGAATCTCTAACGTCCCTGATATTTTCATGCTGGTCCTTCAGTCATCTTCAACTACGTTTGGACATAGAAAAGCCTCCCCCGAAGGGGAGGCGTATTGGTTAGCTATTAGCCCGCGTCGGCTTCTGCGGTGTAAGTAGCCATGTGGCCGCTTGCTTTCTCATTGAGGCACACCAGTGTGTGTTCCCCGACAATTTGTCCTGAGATCGCATCGCCAGTGACGGCAAGTTTGCTCTGCTTCCAGCCGCGCAGTGTTGCCACTTTCCACTTGCTCGAATCTACGACGTACACTGAGCCAGCAGGCATCATGCGCGAAGGCACGAACGTAACCGCACCGAAGGGGGTCTGGTAGCGAACCATCGAGTTGATGACTTCCTGCTCAGACGCCATGATGTTGGCTCGCTGGTTGTTGTTGCCCTCGAGGGTAGCAACAGCCGCAGACATCAGGTCAGCAGACAGGTAAACGCGGTCAGGCGTTCCACCCTCGGACCAGATGGCCTGAAGGATGCTGTCGAAGTCAGCCTGATTAAAGACTGCGCCAGAGCCAGCCGCGAACACGCCAGTGCCGTCGCTGTCAGTTGGGAACGTAGCGTCACCAACAGTGTTGGTGCTGATCCAGCTACCTACACCAGCCAGCATACGAGGCGTAGAGGTAGAGCCTGCGGAACGAGCCTGAGTACCCAGCAGGGTCATTTCCAGATCGCGCTTCAGAGCCTTACCAGCTTGCAGGGCTTGGTATGCATACTCTTTGTTTCTCCCAGCCAGATTGAGGGCCGTGGCCGTTCCACTTACCGAAAATCCCTCTTTTTGGATAATCGTGTAATTTCCTACCCGCTCAGTAGGGTGGAAATTAGTCCCAGTGTCAGAGCCTTCGACTTCCCCTTTGACTTGGGGAGCGCGAAGCTCTGCGGTCTGCCACTCAGTATATGTGTTGCTGGTTGACTGTTTTCCGCATTTAGTCAGGAACGGCGTTTCTGTTGGGCTGATATCTGCTATGACATCGGCCAAGTCCTCACGGATACCCGTGATGCCGCCTTCGTCAGTGTAACCGGGACGGTTCAGATCACCGCCGTATGAAGTACCGATAGTTGCCATGATGGCCTCCTAAAAGATTATTGATAAAAACTACTATTCAAGGATTAAGCTCATTGCGTCCTCGATGCTTCCAGACTGCTTGAGCTTTTGCTGTGCCTTCCTGCGCTTCGCCTGTTCAGCGTTAACTCGCCGCTTACTACTGCGTACAGGTTTGTTTTTCATTTTCTGCTCGACCCGCTTCTTACCAGACTCGCTGTTGAGTTCTTGGTAGCGGACTGCGTCCATGAGTACCCGGATGTGCCTGTGGTCCATAAGCGAACCCAGCTCCTCTACCGTAAAGCCATAGGCTTCTTTCGCAGAGCTGACCAATCGCTCTCTGGCCTCACCGCCCTTCTCTTCGTCGAACAACTCAGGGGCAAACCCCTGTAGCAACTCAGCCTCTTTTGCAAGGTAGGCTCTTCGTGCGTGTTGCTGGACTTCGCTATTTGCTTGGACCTGCTGTTGCAGATATCCAAGTCTCTGCTGGTACTCCCCGGCCTGCTTGTCGTAGGCCAGTTTGGCTTCCATGTAGCCTAACGGGTCTGACTGAAACAACGCTTCGTCAGGCGCTACTGGCGGTGTGCTCAGGGTTCCATCTTGGAGAAGCTGGAGTGCCTGCTGAACCTGACCGCGCTCATGCGCTAGGGTTGCATAGAGTTGCTCTGTCTCTTTACGAGCTTCGGCAACTTTCTGCATCGACTGATTGATATAGCTTTGCCCAGAATAGCCGCGCTTCAACTCTTCGAGGTTTACCTCAAGTTCTTTCCCGTCAACTTTGACGGTGAACATCTGTGGCTCCTCTTCTGAGTCGTCGTCGTAGCCTTCGTCAATAGCCTCTTCAACGTCATCATCGTCGTAATCATCCTCTTCGAGGGTTTGATCAGACGCTTCTACTTCTTCTACTTCTTCGTACTCTTCCTCGGCTGGCGCCTCGGCTGTTTCCGGCTCTTCAACAGGGAGGGGCTCCTCCTCGCGCTCTTCGAACATGCGCTCCATGAGTGCCTCATCTGTCTGTTGTCCAAGATCATCTCGGGCGGGTGATGTTTCTGATCCGATGCCGACTTTCTCTTGATCTGCCATTTCTTAACTCTCCCTGTTTTTGATTTTCGCCTCTGCCGTTGCGGCGTCGAAGGCGTCCGTTAAAGTTCCCACAGCCTGAATGGACTTGTGGGCTTCGAGAATCTGCTCCGGTGTGGAGTGTGGATTCTGGAAGATGGATAGGGCGTCGAACTTGATGCCCTCAATAATTTCAGAAAGGACTTCGTTTCTGCGTAGCGCATCCACCCCTTCTGCAAGTTTCGCGTAATCCATTACTGCGTCCTTGGTGCGTTTATCTTGGCGTACAGCGATGCCTCGTTGAACGCCGCCTTATTTTCTAGTGCCGCCGCTTCGAGTGCGATCTTGGCGTCCAGCTTGTCTCTCTCGAGGTCGCGGTCCATAGCGTCCTGAGCAAACTGTGCCTGTAGCTTCTGCATCTCGAGCTGGCCCTTCTGCTGTAGCTCGGCCTGCTTAACTTGCATATTGGCCTGAGCCTTGATCTGCTCCGCCTGCACCAGACCCTGAGTCGGGTCACCTTGGCCCTGCGCGGCCTGCTGTTGTTGCTGTGCCATCTGCATCAACTGCTGTGCCTTGGCGTCATCAACTGGCTGGAAGTAGCGATCTGCGTTCTGAACACCTGCGAGCCTGAGCATGTCGGCGACCGTGTTCACGATCTCCTTCGGGCCCACGATGCCGTTCATCAAACCAAACTGACCGACCACCTTCTCCTGAGCCATCATGGCCTGTTGTAGTGCCATCAACTTCTGTTGCTCGTTGCCTGTGCCCAGACCTACGTTCACTTGCACGTCCATGTCCGGGTTCCACATAGCGGCGTTGAACTGCACGAAGTCAGTACCAGAGACGCGCATCATCTGCTCATCGGTCATGTTCTCGATGACCAGCTTTAGTAGGCGCTTGAAGAGATGCGTAACGCCACCCTCGGCGAGGTTTCTAGCAATCAGCTCTAAGGTCGCATTGTTTGCGCTGACCATTGCCTGCGCCGCCATGGCGCTTGTACCGGCCTTTAGCGTGTCAGGGCTGAGTCCGTTAGACGATGAAGTTACACCCGTCTTGGCCTGACAGTTTCTGTCGAGGTACTGCAGTGCCTGAAGCGTGTCGGCGGCAACAAACGGAACAGTCATTGGCTGTACAGCGCCGGGCTGTTTAACCCGGACGATTCCGCCGATCTCGTTGTTCAGCAAGTCGTCGATGTTCGTGCTTCCGTCGAGCACCTGAACACGCGGGTTGTTTACCAGAGCCGTGTTGTCGAGGATTCCACGCAGTACGACGGTGGCAGAGTCCTGCTCGGCGAACAGTACGTCGGCAATAGACTGACCGAAGAATGCGTGGGGGATTGGGTCCGCACAGAAGTTAATGAACGGAATATCATCCCAAGGCTCGTATGATAGTAATTTATAACTAGTGCCGCCCATGAGAAACTTGTAGGACTGCGGCATCCCAGAGCCCTCGATGTCCACCTTCATGTAGCACTCGGTGACCAGCACCCGGCGACTAGAGGGATCGATCTCTGTGCGATCGTTATCGTAGTTCAGTCTCTCGAACTGCTCTTCTTCGGCGCGACCGTCGAGCCCATCCAAGCCTTCTACCACGCTCCACTCGAAGCCCATCTCGATCAGATCGCCGATAGTGACCTCTGTTCGCTGGCCGACAATGTATGCACTGCTGATACAGCTCGCAGACGGGTCGATGATGAACTCTTCAGGCGGAACCGACTCCATCTTGATCGTGCCGGTCTCGGTGGTCTTGACCACCTTCACGTCGTAGCTGACAACCGGCATACCATCCGGGCCGACAGTCTCGTTTGTCACCTGCTCGAGAATCTCGTTCTCGGGCATCATGGCGAGCACCTGAAACTCTTGCTCGGTCAGGTTGGCGTACTCGATGATTTCCTGAGACTCCTCCGGGCAGTAGTACACCTTCGCGATGCCGTTCTTCGCCAGCAGTGAGTCGTGGAATACGTCCTGCAGGAGTTGGTATCCACCGTTCTTATTGAAAATGATCTTGCAGTACTCAGAGGCGTTCTCGGCGGCCTGTGCCTGCTGTGGGTTGCTACCGATGAACTCCACCGGGTGCTCCGCTTGCAGGAACACTCGCATGAGGCTCGGCTTGATCTGGCGAATGGTGTCCCGAATCTTTGTAGACACGATGCGAGAGCGACCCTCCTCAGAGCCGATGTCACACTTGCCCTCGTAGTAGCGCATGGCCTTCTCCCGGTCGGGAGAAATCTCAGACTCGATGTAGTCCACCGCCTCCTCGATCGCCGTGCGTACCACATTGCGGACTTCCGTATCCGTTAATGGCTTAGGCTTACTCATAACTGTTCCCCACTTTTTGGCCTGCATCCCTGACGCCGTATCCGATCGACTTCATGATCTGGGCAATCCTCTTCATCATCTCCGGGTCGTCTGCGTACTTCTGGCTGGCCTCTACAATGATCTGGTAGGCGCGTTGTGCGTCGGCGCCCTTCAGCTCAGTCATTAGGCTGGCAAGCTGTCCGTAGACCTTGTCGCGCTGGCTCGCCATATAGTCGTCGGTGTATCCAGATAGGGCCTGAATGCCTTTCTGCATACCCGTAGGAAGCTCACCACGTCCCAGCGTTGCCACGATACCGGGCTCGAGAGACTCATCGATTGCGGCGATCGTTTCGCCTCGTGGCACGGTCGCGCTGTTGCCGCCGACCTGAGACCGGGTGACAAACGCCTGACGCAACTGATCGAGCTCCTTGTTGAATCGTGAGAACTCTTCAGGCGTCAGCATCAGCTCCATCTTCTTCTGGAAGTCGGGAGTGGCGAACTGCGCGAGTAACGCCTTGGACTGAGGTATACCGTCCGGGTCCATGCCGTCTACCAGAGACGCCTTCACCTTGCCGAGTCGAGCGGTCAGCTCGTTAATGAAACCAATTCGGAAGTTCTGCTTCTCGCTTTCGCTGTAGCGCTTCCACGCCGACTCCATCTGTGCCGCGTTAGAGTTGTTAGATGTTGGTGAGGTAGCGAGGGCGCCAGCCTGAACTGCCTGACCGTCCTTGATGCGGTTGCCACCTGCCTGACGTGCCGCGGCATAGGTTCCGCCGGTAGCGGCATCAGTTGCCGCCACAATCCTCTCTGCTAGGCGCCCGTATGACGGGTCGCCGGTAGCGTCAACTAAGCCGTCGAGCGACTGCTTGAGCTTGTCGATATGGACCACGCTCAGATCGCCCTCAAAGCCGACGATGTTTCCTGCGTCGTCTTTCCTCACCTTGATCTCTGTACGCATGGGCGTAGGGATAAGCGGGTCAGTAGCAATCTCTCGGTTCGCTCTGTCGATAGCGTCTTGGAAGGTCCTACCCTTGACGTTCTGCAGTGTCAGCGTGAGGGCAGACTCGAGCTGTTGACCTTCCGGCGTGTTGTAGTTGATAGGCGTGTTGTATGCCTCGGTGTATGCCTTGTTGGTCGCCGCGGTAGTTTCGTCCCGGGCGCCCTGAACCAGATCAGCCTTCGAGCCACGCTTCTCTGCCGCACTGGCAAAGAAACTGGTCAGCCAGTTGTCAGTAGACTTCGCCGCCTCCTGAGCCCTGCCGCCTACAGCGTTGTTGACCTGCCTAGCGGCAACCGGACCAGACGCCGCGATAGCGTCAGCCACCTGTGGGAAGCCGTCAGCAAGCATAGACTCATCAGACACCCCTAACTGGGCCTCCGCCCGGTCGTCAGGAGTGATAACGCGACGTGCTGAGTTGGCCGCCTGCGACCCCACCTCTACGCCGAGCTCACTGATCTCGTTCGCCACCTGCCTGTCGGCATTCATGCCCTTGATGCCCCGGTAGATGGCCTGCCCGCCCCTCGTGACAGCCGGGCTCAGTACGCCTGTGCCAGCACCGATACCGCCGCCGACAACTGCGTTGCCTTGACGTTCCTCATCCGTCCTGCCTCGACCGTAACCAGATACAGCACCGTCAGCCGCGCCGACAGCAGTCTGACCTATAACCGAACCCAACAATCCGTTAGTCAGGGCGTGATTAGCAACGCCCGGGACAGCACCAGCCGCACCTGCGCCTGCCGCCATGAACGGGATCGACTGAATGATTCCACCAGCGACACCAGACACACCAGACTGAATCGGATGCTCTTCCTCGAACGCCGCGTCGAACTGATCGAGCTTCGACTTCTCTGCAGGGTTTTGAGAGATGATCTCATCGAAGTACTCGCCCACGAACGGTGCGCCCTGAACGTAGTTCAAGGTATTGCCGAGCAAACTGGCGTTAGGCGTCTGCTCGAGGATCGCCCGGTTGTCAGACCTTCGCAGTGCGTCGGGGTTGCCTTTGATGGCTTCCTCGCCTTTCTCCTGCTCGAGTATCTTTTTGATCAGCTCCTGATCGTTCGTAGAACGCCCGGTGTTGTTGTCAACGTAGTAGTAAGTGCCGTTGACATCATAGAGCTCTGCACCGTTGCTGAGTATTGTCGGTTCAGGTAACTGCACTCTTATCTCCTAGCTCTGCTAACCGCTTCCTTCCAAGCATCGAAGATGTCTTGGTCAGTTACGCCGGGGTAAAGCCTTCTGTTTCGATCCACAAATTCGTGGAAGTGGATGTGCTCGGCGCTATACCCGTTGCGAACCTCATCGTCCTCGGCGAGATTTTTGCGAGGAATAACGGTCGGCACGTTTCGGCTGGCCTCATCCCATCTGCGAGCCGCGGCACGTTGAGCGGCAACATCCTCCCGGCCAATCCCTGACAGCTCATCTTGGTATAGGTTGGAAATGAACTGGTCACGGACCGCGATACCTTGCCTGTGGTTCATGATGCTTCTGTTCGTTGTCGAGTACTTGTTACCACTAGCCGTGTAGCTCGCCGCGAACTGCGCGTCGAAGTCAGTCTGTGGACCTTTGTTCTTTCTCAGCTCATCAGCAACCAAGGCGTTTGTCGCCGCCTCTACGGACTGATACTTCTGGAGAAATTCTTCGTTGACAGAGAAGCCCAAGCTGTTAGCTATCCTCGAGAACTCAGCCTTAGTCTCTGACCACGGACCCTGATTCACCGCGCCCAGATTGTTGAGCTGTTTCTCTAGGTTCTCAAGGTTGTAGATAGAGGAGAACGCATTCTGTCCACGCTCCCTGATGCCTGCGTCAGCCGCCTTGTCCACATCAACAAGGTGTGTCAGCCATGCGTCATCACGATCGGCTTCATTGGTGATGTTGATATTCTGACCACCGCCACCGATTGCGCTGAGTTCGCCGGTGGTCGAGCTGACCTGATAAGCCTTGCCGTCAACCGGGTTACCGTTTTCGTCTACCTTGATCCCGAACGCCGCAAGCTGTTCGGGAGTGGCCGCACTGAACTTCTCTCTCGGCTTCAGCATGTTCTCGAACACGACGCCCATGTACTGGTCTCGGACGCCCTCGGGTAGCTTCATCAGCTTTGCGTGAAGCGCCGGGTTCTCCTTGGCGAGATACTCCATGCTCTTATTCTGCTGAGACTTCTTGCTCGCCTGCGCGTAGATGGCGTTGTTCATCTGCCGTAAGCCATCGTTGCCACGCAGGGTCATGTTGCCGAAGCCGTTCGACAGAGCCGCCATCATCATTGCCGCCTTGTTACGGTCAATGTTGCCGAGCCCTTCCTTCAGCCCGCCAAGCAGTCCAGACAGGCCGGACGCCTGCTCCTCTGGCTGGGGAACGATACCGGGCGTAGCCGCAACACCGCCGGGCTTGAACATCGGGTCCATGCCCGCTGGGCCGGGTGGCCCACCGAATGGTTTAAACATACTGAGCCCCCATTACCGCCGGACGTATCTCTGGCAGTTTTCCGTAATCGACCATTAGCCAGCCGTCTGCGTTTTCCACGACAGCATCTGGTCTGGTTTCTGCGATCTCCTGCGCCAGTACGCCGAATGGCTTCTGACCCGGGAAGTTGGCCTCGCCGTCCTCGTTCCAATCCCACGAGTACAGGTTGATGCCGTTCACCGTCGCCACCTTCTGAATGTTCTCCTTCAGTCGAACGTCCGAGCCCATCAGAGCCGCGGCGCCGAGCTGTGTGCCCATGCCGAGGAAGTCCATCTTTCCGGGGCTGTACGACTGAGTCTGACCACCGTTACCGGGCGCTCCAGCGAGTGCTGACAGGTACTGATTGAACTGACTCTGTGGCGCCCCTGTCTGGGATTCCCATTGCTGTCTGATTGAGTCAATCAGGTTCTGGTTGATGCCATCTACCTGCTGGCCGACATTGGCAAGGCTGTTGGTTGCGTCCTGACCCATGCCCCAGCGATCCTGACCCATGCCGTATAGCATGTTCGCGGCATCGAACTGCATACCCTGTTGCGCCATAGCCGCGCTGAGTGCGGCCCGGTCGTTCTGGCCCCGCTGTGCGAGCATCGCGTTGTACTTGGATGCGTCCGCGGCTGATCTGGCGTTGTGCATAGATGCCGCCGCGCTCTGGCCTGCAACGCCCATCGAGGTAGCCGCCTGCAGGTTGGCCTGCTGTGCCGCCATATCGTTCTGGCTGGCGAGGCTACCGACGAACTGATCTCGAGCATTCCTCGCCTGAGCGTTCGCCATGCGGGCCGCGTTCTCCGCCTGAGAGTTTACGCCGCGTTGCTGGTTGAGAGCATTGATGTCAGACATCGCCGCGTTCTGCGCGTTCTGGAAGCCTTGGTTGCGAAGGTTGGCTGAAGTGGTCGCCGCCTGTCGCATGTAGTCAGCGTTGTTCTGGGCCTCCATGATTGCGTGACGGTCACCACCAAAAGCTCCGCCTCGGGTTGCCGCGGCGCCTGTAGAGTTCATGGCGCTGTCACGCGCGCGGCCCAAGTCCGCCATCGTGTTGTCGATGACGTTTTGTGTGTATGGGTTCATGTACTGATTGATGTCAGCATCAGAGAGCTGTGCCGCCTGATAACCCTGCGACTGAACCTGTGCCGGGTTGTAGTTGTACAGGTCCTTGCCCGGGGCACTTACCTGCGGCAGGCTGTAGCTTCCGACGCCTCCGCCGCCACCGCCACCGCCACCGAAGGTTGGGGCGCTAATGGGCTCGCCCAGTTTGCCGATCATGTCCATGATGCCTTGGTTGCCGTTCATGGCATTCCTGTAGAAGTCCATGCCAGCGTTCTGCGCCGCGAGACCCTGCTCAAAAGCATTCGGCCCCTGTTGGGCCTGCCCTGCAGTTAATGACGAAGTCATGTCCTGACCGGTGAGAGGAACTTGCATGTCGGTATGTGCAGGCGCCATCGGCCCCACACCACCTTCGACCGGATTCTTTTCACCACCCTTACCCGGGTTGGCAGGCGCATCGGCGCTGGCGATGGTTGCCGTGGCTGGATCAAAGCCGCCCATCGTGCCGCCCTTACCGCCGGATGCGGCAGTACCTGCACCGTTCAGTGCGTAGTTTGGATTTCCGGCGCCGCTCATCGCCCGTACCTCCCGTAGTAGGCATTAAGAATGTCTTGGTAATTCATTCCGCCGGGGCCTCGGCCACCGGTCTGGTTCTGAGTCTGCTGTACGCCCTGCCACCACTCTGTGTCCTGCTGACCCTCTGGCGGGGTGACGACGCCCGGCATGTAGTCCTCGAGCGCCTGCATCAGCTCTGGATACTCTCGCCAGTGCCGCTGTAGGTTCTGAACGTGACCACGGTGAGATGTGTATCCGTTTATGCCGCCCATGGTCCGCTCGTGCTCAGGCAAGCCATCAGATGGATCGCCAGCCATGCCCAGCCCAAGCAAGTTGGCCGAGTCATTCACATTGGTCCACGCCTGCTTGGTTGCCGCACTAGGCGCCGCCTGAACAAGCCCCATGTAGGGGATTGGCGTCATCTTGGAGAGCTCCTTGCCGGTGCGAATCGCCTCGAGCCCCTCCCGCTTGAAATCGGGGTCCATTTCGGTCTTGGACTCTCCGCCTTTTCCTCCACTACTCATTGTTGAACTCCTGCGTAACGTAACGTAATCCGTTTTGCCCAAAGCCGAGGTCGGCTAGAGCCTTAATCCATCCGGGCCTGCCATTCAGTGACAGCCCGGTACACCCTGTTGCCTTTGCGAAGTGGACAACACTCGAGTGCAAGCCTTTGATCTCTTCTAAGTCCCCGCCAGCTAGAAAGATGTGCAGAAACTTCTTGTTCGGGTAGGTGTGAACCTCTGTGACTATCGCGGAGTTCTCTGTGGGCCATAACTGCAGTGTCCCGTTGAGAATGCCGTTGACTATGTGAACGTAGTCGTGAGTGTTGCCACCGTATTCGAGTGCTGGCTCAAGAAATGGCCGTACCCGGAGAACCTCTTTGTGTAGGTCAATCGCTTCCATAGAATTGAGTAGCTATCCCTGCCGCCGCCTCTAGGGCTTTAATTCGTTCCTCCAGCTTCTGCATCCTGCGCCGGAGATAGTTGTCCATGTCCTCCGCCCAGAGCTGAGTGTCACCGCTGTATGGTGGTGGTGACTCCGGGGTTCCTCGGGCGTACTCCTTTCGATCCGAACTCACCGTCTGCCACCTCCACCGACCAAGACACGCATGTCACCAATGCGAACGTCTTTAGCACCGTTCTGGTCATCAATAACATTGACTCGCATCCTCATCTGTCTGCCTGTGAATCTAACGTCGGTCTGTGGCTTAACAGCGTAGGGACCGAATGCAATCTCCTCGCCTTGCGGCTGGAAACGTGTCTTGAACTCGAGCGTCACCCGGTCCTCTGGTATCGAGTCAGTCAGCACCTGAGTGGCCTTGATGACTTGGTCACCCTCACCGATCGAGATAGGTCCACTTTCGGCCCAAGGGTAGTCGCCACCGTGTCCCGCGTTCTCGATCTCGTGTCTGAAGATGTTGTTGTTTTCGTCGATCCAGATTGGGTCGTTAAAGATTCCAGAGTCCACACCCGCGTGTCGGTTGATCGCGCCTATGCTCCAGATGTTCTGAGCGTAGTCGTATGACACATATCGGTTGTTCGTTTTCTTGATGACCACCTCGCCGTCAACAGTGACTGTCTCGCCCTCCGCGTCCCGGCTGGTGTAGAACCAGACGATCTCGTTGAACTTAGCGTTCGCTACCGCGAACACGTTGTGGAACGATGAGGTATCCAAGAATCGGAATACCCTGTCGCTGACCTCGCAAGGGAGCTCACGAACGGCTGAACCGTCGTAGGTGTAGAAGCCGTCACGTCCCATCCAGAACGCACCAGCACCCGTGGCCGCCGCGGCACGATCAGAGATCACGCCACAGTTCTTGCCGACCTGCTGGAAGCCATAAACCAGAGGCGGTCCTGAGTAAGTCGCGGTGTGCGCGTCGGTAGTGGTCAGGATCAGAGTCCGGCCCCGTACACGCAGGCCACAGCGAATAGCGCCGTCGGTCTGAAGCTCGAAGCCACCGGCCTCGTTCTCCGGGCTAATAGCCCAAACCTCTGGCGCCTCTCTGTCACTCCACGCGATACGTCGCACGTTAATCCTTGAACCGTCATCGGCGCCAAGGGCGAATACGAATCGCTCCTCGGTAGCCACCAGTGAAAGACAGCGCGGTGCGTTGGCAAGTTCTGTAAACGCGAGTGCCGGGTCCTCTTCGGATGGCTTCCAGCACCAAAGCCTTTGGTCGGTAGTCGATACCGCCAGCATCCACTCGCCGTAGTTATCGATCGTCCACGTCGTCGCGGGCAGTTTTGTCTGCCCCTCAGTTTGTCGGGGTGTGCCGTATGACTGCCTGCCATACAGGCCACCGCCGTAGCCAGAGTTCAGTACAGGCGTCTCAGCACCTAGCAGGTCCTTGCCTTCGGTTAGCCGAGTAACATCACCCAAACCGTTCATGGCGTATAGGTGCTTCGGTGTCGCCACGCCCAAGTAGTAGCCAGCTCCGTTGGCGCCAGAGGCGTCATTCAGAAACCAGCTATGTGCCTCACGCGCCACCATGGAGTCGGGTATCGTCACTGGCTGTGGCTCATGACTAGCGTCGCCCGGCTTGCTATCGAGATACGCCACCCAGCCACCAATCGGGAGCATCGCCCCTTGGTCCCAGCGCATTAGGTTGGCGTCGTGCCACCGGTTCTCACACTGGTAGGCAGTGCCGTGCCACTTAACGCCCGACGGGACTGACAGCTTTAAGTACTTCATCAAACAGCC